GGAAATTTCCCCGTACGACCTTGACCGTGGCCGGATAACCTACAGATACCGTTAGCCGTTAGTATGGTACAAAAACAAAAACCGCACCGGGAAACCGGCACGGCTGTTTTTATTTTGTCCAAACTGACTAGGCCTTCTTGGCCTTCGTAGCCTTCTTGAGTTCGGTACGGGCCGACTTGAGTTCCTTGAGCTGGGCCTTCCACTTGGTAAGACGTTCGTCCTTCGTCACCGGCTTCTTCAACTTCTTGAGAAGTTCAGTGCGACGGCTGATCTGGCCTTCGAGCTTTGCGATGGCTTCCTCGGCACGTTCGAGCTGCGTCTTGCGTGGCTTGCGTTCCTTCTTGGTAGCCTTCTCGGTATTGTCAACCACGACCTTGGTAGTCTGCTTGTCCTCGCAGACGGTTTCAAGGGTAGCCTTCTCCAAGGTGGCGACCGGTTCTTCCGTAGTGATGACGTGTTCCTCGGGAACCTCGTCCTCCTCCCACGGGTTGATAGCTTCAGCCACGAAGCCTTCCTTCTTGGCCTTGATACGGCATGCAATCACGAGCACTACGACTAGCACGATTGCGATAGCTGATACGATAGCGATTGTCATTTTTCTGACTCCTGTTAATGTTATTAGCGCTAATGCACTACAAATTACTTCATTAGCAAAAATGTCGGAACTTTCCAATGATAAACTATCAGTACTATGGCGAGAAGAAAACCAAAAATAGTAACCCCGGAAGAACCAGCAGTCGTAATGCCGGAACATCCGATTGAACCGAAAGCAGAACCGGTAGTCGAGAAGGTCTCGGTCACCGCTGAACAGGCTCCTAAAACGCCCAAGAAGCGCATCCGCATAAGAAAGAAGGCGACGAAAAAACTTTCCGCCGCCATCATCTGCATGGATCCTACTGTTAAGCGCTTCATCTAGCGAATTGCGTCTACCGGCGGCACCTCGTCAGAGTCGGTGCTGTCCGACTCGGTATCACCGAAGATAGAGAAACTCGGAATCTGCTCAAAAATCATCTCAAGAGGGACAAGAATCTCCTTGCCGGTCTCCGGATCGCACTCGCTGTACTTCAAGAACGAAGCGTCAAACTTGTTGTCGTCGGCAAGCTGAGCCTTCTCCAGAGTAAGGTTGGCCTCAAGAACCTTCTTGATGTAGCGCTGGCCGTCCTCGTCCTTCATCTTCTTGGACTTGACGTTGACCTTCAGAGTCTTGAACTGGACAGGGATGACCTCCTCGCAAATCTTCATGTTCATGCAGAGGTCGTACTCGTTCAGCGGAATGACACGGACGCCGTACGGATCGTCGTCAACGTTACGGATAACCGTAAGGTTGGAGATACCGTCAGAAATCTCGCCCCACTTCTGCAACTCCTCCATCAAGTCTTGGATTTCGCTGGTAGATTGGCACTTGATATTCAGACGCTTGAATACGATGCCGTTCTTGCACTCGGTAGAATGCTTGGTGATGATTCCGTTAACCGAAAATCGTAACTTTTTCATGATTAAACCTCGAAGTTTTCAACAAATATAGCAAAGAAGGGATAAACTTGCAAGTACGAGGAATTCCCCATGCAAGACTTGCTACAAACATTGCTAGAATCCAACTCAGACTCCATGAACGAGGCGGTAAGCTCCCTGTTCAACGTACTGTTCGAGAATACGCTCGGCAAGCCGAGTTCCAAGGACGCAGTCAAACAGCTTACCGACACAGTTGGCGAGAATGTCCACAAGAAGGACGACGGCACGCAAGTCGTAGGCCTGGCCGCAGACGCCGGCATTGGCAACGAACCGCTTCCGGGAGAACTGGATAGCATAGTCAACGACGTAAACAACGACATGGCAAGCGACATGGTGCTACCCGAACTACCAACCGAAGACGACATGCAGAATCTTCCTACCGGAGGCGGTCCCGATGAAACTCAAGACGACGGTCCGGATTTCGAGCTTACTGCGGAAGAAGCGTCAGAACCCATTCTTGACGAACCTATGCCGGATGACTTCTCGTTGCCGATGCCGACGGATGAACCCGATACAGAAGATTCAACAGAAGATTCAACAGAAGCATAAGAAAAGGCGACCTCGCGGTCGCCGTTCTTCTATACCTGCACATGGTACTTCGCGTGCTTGGCCTTCTCCTTCCTCTTCTCGGCCTTCACTATGGCACGTACCTCGTCCTCGGCCTCCTTCTCACGGTTGTGTATCCGCTTCATGATGGCCTTGCGCACGTCCTTGTTGTATTCGAGTCGCTTCGGAGACACGTTACCTTCCTTGATGAACTTCTCGACGTTACCGATGACCTTAGACACCTTGACCTCTTCGTCGTTCATCACGTTCAACGCGTTGATACGTGCAGTCGTGTTCTCACGAGCCGTCTTCACCGACTGGTCTATCCGGTCCCATATTCCGTACATGCTGTCAAAATGAGACGTAATGTAGCTGTTCAGTCCGCTCGGGGACATCGGTGACTGATTGACCTGTCCCTCCGGAACCCATCGGTCTGCCTTCCACGACTTTCCCTCGACATGCACCGGAATAATCTTCAGTCTTCCGTCAGCGTTGACTTGGACTAGCGTCATGTGTTCGGCGTTTGCCGCCCAGTTGATACACTTGCGCCGCTTGACTCCATGGTCGGAATACGCCAGGCTAACACTCTCGTTACACTGGAATACGACGCCCCAGTAGTAGTTCTTCGTCTCGGCCGGCTTAAGTTCGGCCAGCTTCGTCGTGTATATGTATCCATTACGTCGGCCACCCACTTCCTCGGTCTTAGAGTTGGTATCTACCTTCCAGAATGTATTGATGTTCGGCAATCCGTGATAGACTTGCGTCTCGCATATTGTGCGTGCATCCATCTCGGACTGCATCAGCTCGATATACCAGACGCCGTCAGGCTCCTCGACCGGGTCGGACGTATGATAGAACAGGTTTAGTGTACCGTTTACGAAGTTGATCCAGTCCTCGTCCTCGCACTGGAAGTCGAACCTTCCGAACCACTCGGCGTACTTCTTCTGCGCGGCGGTAGGCAACTCGATTACTCGGTACATCTTGTCAAAGTCGTGCGGGTTGAACCCGTCGTCACGACACTTGTTCATGATCCAGAAGTCAAGTATGATATCCTTGTGGGTGTCCCACGTGATACCCGCATTGATATAGTTGATGAGACGGATTCCCGCCAGCTTCTTGGCCTTCATTATTACCTCGTATACTGTCAGTTTATGTGCAACGATGTTGCTGAAACCGATAAACTATAACCAAAAGTTCATGAAATAGGTACCACATATGTTTGAACTCTTCGACCTGCCAAACGAGAAGGAACTCGCCCAGATTATGCTGGAAGGCGCCAAGAAAGCCAAGAGCGAGTCCAGCACCGTTGACACAAAGACAATCTTCCCGTTCTGGGAACCTCCAGGTTCAGCCAAGAAGACCGTAGCAGCCCCGGACAAGACCGGCGCCGTCAAGGTGAAGCCGGCTGACTTCAAGAAGCTAGACACCGCGACCGCATGGAAGGAATTCCTCGGCAACCTCAAGGAGACCCAGAAGGGCTCCTCCAAGGAGCCGAAGGAATTCGGCAAGGTCGTCGTGAACAACGGACAGTCCGTTCCCAAGCCGGACGACCTCATCGGCGCAGTCAAGGCGCTGAAGACTACTAAGGTCACCGGCATGGACGGCAAAACCAAGTCTACCACCGAGGAACTCGGCGTGTTCAAGGAAATGGTCAAGTCCAACGCGGCCAAGCCGAACAAGGACAAACTTGTCGGCATCGTCAAGCCGAAGACAGAACTCGGCAAGATCGAGAAGAAACCCAAGTTCGACATTGACGCCAGCGCAACATACGAGGTGAAGACTGCCATCCCGGCCATCAAGCAGTTCGCCAACAAGATGACACCGGACAAGACCGGCGCCGTCAAGGTGAAGCCAGCCGTCGACATGAAGGACAGCAAGACTACACTTGGCAAGGTAGTCAAGCCAGAACTGTACGACGACATGACCAAGCCACAGACCCGCGTCATCGAGAACGGCCAGAAGGTTCCTCCCAACAACCGCATGTTCAACCACTACTCCGGCGCTCCCGAGGTAAAGGTTGTCGGCGGTAAGGAAAAGAAGGGACCTGCAGTCATGTCACCGGACAAGACCGGCGTCGTGAAGCCCAAGGGACTCGTAACAGCGAAGTAACCTATGGCGTCCGAGACCTACTACGACGAATATGCCCGTCGGCTGATGAGGAATCCGACCCCTGTACACCAGGGGTTCCTCCGGCTGCGCATATCCGAACTTCCAGTGAACTACGAGGAAGGAAGAAAGTCGATCACGGAACCGTACACTACCGACGCGCAAGAGACGATCAACGCCAACATCAGGGACTGGGTTTGTCCCGGCCTTACATGCGCACTCGCGAACGAAGGCCACTACAAGTTCCGCACCCTCATCCCCACCCAGGAAGACAACCAGTATGACGATACAATTACTGTCAACATGCTGGCCGACAACCGGTGGGAAAACTACTGGGCAATCAACCGGTACATGGAAACAGTGCAGAGCGGCCAGACCGACGCAGACCCTGTGCGCGACTGGCGACACCGCATTTACGGTCTGGACAAGCGCTACCGCAACCGTCTGACCTATATCCAGTGGATTGACCTTCACTTCGCCGATGACGTGGCACAGGAATACATGGTCGTGCGACTGGAACGTTGCCGTTTCTCTGCACTCAGCCAAATGTCGCTGAAGCCAGGAAGCATAGAGCCAGCCGCATTCAACCTCAGCATCCGATACGAAATCCGTCGTATCATAAGGATGCCTGACCCTAACGAACTGATGAACGCAATCTGCATCGCGCAAGGCGCTGACTCATACTACTAGAGGTTACCATGCCAGATAACAAGAACTACCAGAACGGGACATACTCCGGCATCGACCAGCCAAGGCTAAGCGATGTTGACGCAGTCGCCAAGCACGGCGACAGCATGCTGTCCTATTACATGGACAAGTTCTACGCATCTGCACGCGGTCACCTCGTCAATAAGTACCACGTAGGATTCTGGGGTCAGTACGTCTCCGAGGCACTCCGCATCATGGACAGGAACGCCTACGCGGACAAGTACGTCATATCAGACGTGAAGACCTTCAAGAACACTACTGACATGCACTTGAAGGTTGCTTTCAACCAGTGGGCAGACCTGTTCTATTCACGCGAGACGAAAGTGCTGAACATGTACTGGGCGGCGGAATCAGTCAAAATAGGTGAAGCCAAAGCAAAGCCAGACGACATTGCCGGCATCGACACAACAAAGGGAATGAAATATCCCCTCATCAGAGGAGATGAAGGTCCGAAAGAACTGAGCATTACTGTTGTTGACGACCCATACATGATGTGGTACCAGTTCTTCAATGCGCTGTACAACGCTCAGTTCAGTCCTCTCGTGCTCAAGACGCGCAGTACCTGGCACAAGATCAACATCGGCGTCGACCTGTATTCAGAGTCAACAACTATGATGCGAAGCAGTCTAGGGCAACTGGCCACTGAACAGACTCCGTTCATCACCGACCTGAGCCTTGCGCAGATGTACGAGTTCAACTCGGCTGTACTGCTGGGAGCACCGAACATGGAAATGGGCTTCAACAAGAACGATCCGTTCAAGTTCACTGTCCGTTTCAAGTACCCCAACGCCTTCCAGGGAACCTTCAAGCAGAAGTTGCGCTATCTGCGAGACAACACGTGCGACGGTACCGACGTGACTGCCTTCGACAAGAAGAACAATCAGCTCAGGAAGCGTTTCTTCGAGGACGACTACAGCACCCTGAAGAAGAACCCGAACCTGTACGAGGCCTTCAACGAGGAAGAGTACTATTCGGAGTACGGACAGCGATATTTCAAGACGAAAAACGACTAGACTACTTTATCATAGTCACTACACGCTGGTTAATGTCCAGCGTTTTGTTTTTACCATAGAACTGTATCATCTTGGCGTACGTATTGTACAACTTGGCGTTAGTCCGGGTCAACGGAAGCTCGGACACGAACTCGTTGTATATGGTCGATAGATGGTTAGCCGACAGCTTGTAGGCGGTATCGCCGATCACGTTGACTCCCCAGAACTCGTCAACAAGCGGAGTATAGAAGATGCCATCGCCGGCCGCCGAAATTGCAGTCGGAATCTTTACCGGCTCCACTTCCATCTGGATACGGTCAAACATGCCGCAGATGTAGTCCATATACGAATCAATACGGTTGTCCATTACAACCAGCGTGTCGGTGAACTTGGTGTCCATGATAATCTTCTTACACGTCTTGGCAGTAACTGGAATAACGTCAATATCGGCAGCAACAAGCATCGCGTTGCATATTTCCTCAAAAGTCGTCTTTGGCTTATAGAAGGTCTCAACGTATTCCTTGTCCAGCTTGTCGAAAGAGTACTCGTAGCCATATCCGATCATAGTCAGCTTGGAAACGTTGATACCTCGCCAACGGGTAGTGCTAAACGCCTTACCGAACGTATCTATGAAACTACGCGGCATGCCAGACTTCATAGCCGTGATTAGCTTGGACGGCGTATTGCCCTTGTCCAGGTACAGCTTTAGTATTGAGTCCTGCTTGAACGCATCGCAGACGGATTTCCACTCTTCCTCGTCCTCGAACGAATTCTTGTTAAGCGGGAAGGAAATAACCCCGTTCTTGGTATTCTTAATCTTGACCTTGTCATACGGGATATACAAGTGACGCGGATTATGATAGCGTTCGAATTCCAGAGTTACCGGAGATACCGCATCCAGCATCTCAACAGTATTCGCGCTTACCATGTCACGGTAAGTATCGAGCGGTTCGCCCAGCTTGGCCGTAGCCAAGAAATGCACGGTTTCGCCATTGGCCTTCCTTATCACGGCCTCTATGACAGAGTCCAGGCTATAGCCCATTATATAAGTATCTTCACTCATGCCAGCTTACCATCCTCTTGTATGAAAGGCAATACGTACTGTTCCAGCCATTTCTCTCCGGGGAACTCGAACAATATGTCCAATATGCGACACTTCTCGTCGGCGAACACAACCGTAGGAAGTTTGTTCATTCCCAGGTCTGTATAGATGAGATTCTTCATAGGCTCCGGCTCGATTACAGTACGAACGCACCTGACAGGGTCGTCGAAGAGGTTGTACTTGTTAAACCAAGCGAACATATCGCTAAAGCTTTGCTTGCAGACCGGGCACAAGTTATGTTCGTCGTAGAACATGAATACCCACATCACCACACGCTGACGCTTCTTTACATCCTTGTACGCCTCCGTCCCGTAGGACAGCAGACGCTGGCTAAGTGGCTGATATTCCCCGCTAATGAATACTCCGTCGCTGCAACAGACCGACACAGCAGTAACCTTATTGATTTAACCACTAAATTACATTAAATTGTCGTGGAAGCGGAAAACAGCCGTCCAGTATTCTTCTCGTTGGCTATAAACCAGTTAACTCCATGCTTATGGCACCATTCTGACGCGGCTTCCCACTTCGCGAGATTTACCATCACGTCCATCACCTTCTGGTCGTAGTTCGACTTGCGCTTCTGGTAGCGCTCGAACGCCTTCGCGTCAGAACCGGCCTTCGGCGGCAGTGGAACCTTCGGCTGTACCGAATACGACGTCGGCTTGACCTCTATTAGCCACCGGGAAACCTTGTCGGCACCGTCCGGCATGCATTCCAGGTAGATGTCTGGATGATATATGGATACACGGCCATATTTTGGCGACATGTAAGGAATCTCGAATATCTTAGGCTCGTACGCCCAGAACGTAATTCTCGGGTTCGTGTCGCACACAAAGAACATGTTCCGTTCCCAGTTTGACTTGTAATATGGCAACGGGATATTCGGCATGTACTTCTCCGGATGGATGAGGTTGTACCTACCCTTATGACAGCCGGTATAGTAGTTGTTCCTGGCCATAAGCGCCCCCTATGCCAACGACTCGGCATACATGCGGACGTAGTATGCGTCAAGCGGCTCATCAGGCTTCTGCTCAGTAAACCGGAAGTTCGCAATCCGTTCCGAGCGTGATCTGTCAAATTCGCTTACAAGCACGTAGGACGGTTCCACGCGGATATCCTCGGCGTCTGACTGGAGGAAATCCGGCTTGCGGATATCCGTTCCGGACCCACGCGGGTTTTCTACGTTAGTCGCATAATCGGAGCCAGGACGCTCTATATTCGCGAGCACCTCGCTCATATGGGTCACGTATGACTTACTGGTCGCATACTTGTTGCTGAACCTTATCAGCTGGTAGAACTTCTCAACATAGTAGGAGTCCTCCTTACTGCCAGCGACCATGCTGTCGCCAATACTCTGCAGAATCTGCTCGTCTCCTGACGATATCGGCTTGCGGCCTACGTTGATGGCATTCTCGGTTTCCGGCGCATAAGTAAACTTGATCGCCTCTATGATTGGGCTAGGCTCCTGATTGTCGTACGAAGGCATCATGTCAGCCGCAGTTACCGGACGATTGACCTCGTATTCCTCGGCCTCCTCCTCTTCCGGAGACGTATCGTCACCCTTGTTCTTGGTCTTCTTGAACAGCGACATCAGCACATCCCACGGAGATTCGCTGTAGAGTTGCCTCAGCACGCTTTCTTTCGGCGTCATGCCATCCAGGTCCACCGCTAAGCAGCAAGTATATATATCGGCCTCCATGACCCGACGCCAGTACTTGTCGTCAAGTCGCAGGTCCTTGTATAGCTGCTTCGTCTTGTTCTTGATTTTCTCGGAAAGTGACGGGCATGCCAGCTCCAGACACTTAATCCAGCCTCGATACGTGTTAATCATATCGATTACGGACATTCCCAGATACTCGTCACCATTCTCGTACTCCTTCGAGTATACGAACAGGCACTCGAACGGTCCGAGACCCTTAATGAACACGGTTACGTTCATCTTAGACCGGAGAAGGTTAACATACGCCTTCATAAGAGCGCGCAACGGCTTGATAAGGAAATTAAATACATAGACAATCCAAGACTCGAGATAATTGAAAACCATCTCGATATACTGGCGCACATACTTAGTCAGCAAGTTATCTATCGCCAAGCTAAGTTCAACCGGAGTGAGGAACTTAAACTTCTGTTCGATACAGTACTTGACAGCGGCCGGATTCGTCGTAATATCAACGCCGTCGTCATTCTCTGTACATCCGGTCAACTTGGCTATGATCTTGCATATACACGGACATCCGTCCATGTAGCCCAGCAAGGCGTCCCAGTTGATAGACACACTGAAATTAATCGTCTGGAAAATCTTATCTCGTATAGCATTGAAAACATCAAGGATACATGCGCGTACAGCCTCCGTCAGAGACAACGTCGCCTCCTCGAAACGAGTACGTGCAGCATCAATCTTTGTATACAGCGCCATGGCGGCCTTGACAGCTATGTCGAGCCAGCCGTCAATCATACCTCCCCAGTTCTCTATAAAGTTACAAATGTTCTTAACAAAGTCCGGGCCTTGTATCAGCTTGCTGATCGATGCACCAGACGTAATTCCGTTCATCGCATTACTAAGGGACGTCAGTCCGGCACTAGCCATACCGAACAACGGGACGTTCTCCTTGATAAAGTCGAACAGCATGTCAGAACAGTCCACTGCATTCAGCTGCCTGGTTCCCACGTCAAATGCAGACGCCACTTGCTCTACAGCACCGGTAAACGTATTTACCGCACTGTCCACCGTAGTCATGAATGACGGCTTCGGTGTCTGGGTAGACGAATTGGACGAGGTCTTGTCAGATACGACGGCACCGTTATCGCCGGCCTTTCTCTCCTCGGCGATATTAGTAATCTTCGCGCATCCGTTCTTCACTGCCATAATCAGTACACATCCACACTAAAGTTCTTCATCGACTGCGTCAAGCTAGGAATATCAAAGTCATCCGGTACATATACAGGAATGTCCTTATTCTTATAGGTAGTCCGTATATGTACCACAAGTTTATCCACGATTTCTCGCTGGAACGACGTAAAGTCGCCAGTAGCAGAACCAATGAGCATGATAACAACGGCGTCAACGTTCGCCTTATTACCGTCAATGGTATACTCGCCGAACATACCGCAGTCGTTAGACAGCTCGACAAACTGGTAGAACCCGGAATTCTTCAGCCGGGCCTTGTTTCCGTCTACATCTGACAGAATTTCCGCATCGCCGTCCACACGGCCTACCAGATAATGGGCATTGCTAGTCGTCGTGCTGAACTTCTCTGCCATAATCGGGAAGCATTCTCCCTCGGAATGACAAACAATTATCCGACGGACTTGCTTTCCCGTACGGGCTATCATCTTGTCCGTAGCATCAAGCTGCACAGTACGCACAACCTCGCCATCAGCGTCAATGATATCCATCTTCGGAATATCTGCATCCGTAACCGTGTCCGCCGGCGGTTCTTCCGGCTGTTTCTGCTCGCCACTGCGAAACGCGTCGATAGTGGCCTGCGAAATATGCGATATTCCCAAATACTCACTGCCTTGGCCTATACCGGTCATCGTCCGGTTATGTCCTACCGGCATACAGGTGAAAATATCAATAGTCCCCTCGGTCAACACGTGCTGTACATTATCGCCGGAACCATGCTTTGCACCCATGCCGGCACCCGCCGCAGTCGCGGACTCGTACGTCACAAAGCCCGACGCATCCCATACCAGAGTGGTATTATTTCCCGGATTCTCGATATTAGTGATGTGAGTCTTCCTATTATGCGTATAGAAGAATCCGTCCTCGCCCAAGTTGGCCACAGCGACGTCAGGATAGTACTCGGCATAATCACCAGGCAAGTAGTTCGGTGTAGCCGACATGCCATAGTAGTATCCACAATGTATGTCGCCATTCATGAAGCGGACACGCAAATAATATCCAATCTGTGGCACCTGCTGCAGTCCGGACGTCAATGCCGGATATACATACGGCTGGTCTTCGTCATCAAATTCATTCGTCAAGCCCAAAATCTTGACACGAACGGCGCCACGATGCATCGTGTCGTTGCTACCGCCAACAACTTGACAAATATAGTCCTTGTCGGGCAAAGTACCAAACATACCTACCTCTTCTCGGCCTCAACCTTGCACGCATCAGCAATGTTCTTCAGCTGCGTCATAGCCGGCTTGTACCCTTCCGTTCCGTGATTGCTGGACCCCAGCATAAGTATGGTGACATACTCGGCAGAATCGTTTCCCACCGTATTTCCAAGAGCACCAGCTTGCGTAGTGCCTTCCTTATGTATCTTCTTGCCAAGAACTATATACTCGTCAGTATAGTTCATGTCAGTACCGGCATTGCCTCCGTTCTTGGTCACATACAGCGCACGTACGTACACTCGAGAACCTACGGCCGGACCGATACTATTATAGATACCTATTGTCATCAGCTTGGAATACTCGGACATGATTCGCTTGCGCAGCATGGACGCTATCGAATAAGACTTGTGCGTATTCAACGGAAAATAGTCAACCATCATCAAGTGGCCATATACAGCCTTTTCGTCAGTCACTCCGTACTCGTCGCGGGCAGCCTTGCCGGACTTGGCTCCGTAACTAGTAACGACCCTGTCAAAGCAATCTCCACCACACTTACTGACGTCAGCCTTGCCGTCAGAAGTGATATTCGAGAACACAATGTTCGGGAACGTGTCCTCCAGTCGCTCGCCTTGCTTGTTCGAGCGTTCCTCGTATGCGTATAGCCATAGCTGGCTACCTGAGTTGGAGTCAGTGAACATAACGTTGTTCGTAGATGCCAACGCGTTCTGGGAATAGATAAGCGCCTGCGGCTTACTTGTCTTCTTTGATACCCCCAGCGATGAAAATACGATTTTCTGCTGCACCTCGTCAAACGTCCAGAACAAGTAATCGCCGTTCATTGCGGAATGCTCCACAGTAAAGGAAAGCATGTCCTCGAGATTGGAGTTGACATATCTCCACGTCATGGTGTCTGTCAAGTCAGACGCATTGGCCATGATATTGTTCTGGTAAGGTACAGGGGTCTCGTATGACTTCAGTACGTCAATCATGGCATCCAAGCTAGTGCCGGTAATAGCCATCGTCTTGCGCTTCATTGACTCCTCTGTCGCACATCGCCATGTGATAGACAGCTTGGTCGTCGCCTCGTTCACCGTAGTCTGTATCGCGTTAATCACGAAGAACGAAAATCCCTTGCCGTCAAGCTTCGGATACCCGGTATTCAAGAACATAAATGTTCCATAGCAACCACTCTCGACCTTATAGTCCGGCACGTTGGTCACAAGTACAGTAAACGTGCCGGTCGGCAAGCCGTTCATCGGGATAAGCATGTCCATGTCGCTAACCGTGGACGCGTCAAATACACGCCCATTTAGCGCCATCGTGATGCTAAAGCTTGTGCCTACGCGGTTCGCCATTAATTATCTTCCTCTTTAATTTCCTTCAAGTCGTTGTATTCCTTATACCAAGCCACGACGCTATCGGGCGACGGCAGAAGATAGTTCAAGTCTCCTTGCGCCTCGGTTATCATGCCGCTGAACGGCTCGTTGTAGCCCATCCAGTCAAGGTCGCCAAGTACGACGGCCTCCTTGGCCTTCTTGAACTCGTCTTCCAATTCAGTACCGGAATACCCCTTCAAAATTAGCTCATTACGGATGCTTTCATCTACTGGACGGATAGTGCCACGCAATGCCATCGGATTACGCATACGGTTAATGGCAGCGAACGCCTTGTACATGGTAGGAGTACCGTACATGTCGCCAATCACACGGTCAAGCCGTCCGTTCTGTACCATAGGTATATGGAACATGCCAGCATAGCTAAAACTGTCGTCTCGAATTCGCGGAAACTTTTCCTTAGCCATACTTCACCTACCGTTTCTTGTTCTTGTTCGGGTTGTTGTTCTTGCGAACGCTACCGTCTGTCTTGTTCTTGCCGACAGCCCCAATGTCCGGACGGTCGACATACTCACCAAACACCTCGTTACCAAGTATAGAGATGAAGTCCTTGGTCGGACCCGGCTGCATCCAGTAGGACACTTGAACATCGGCCATCATGAATACAGGAAGATGCGTACCATCAGCAGAAACAAACTGTTCAGTACTAGCGCTAATATTAACACTATCAATCACCATCGGCTCCAAGTCCAGGTAATGTCCGATGCTTACTCGCACCGGAAGTGGGTTGGCCACAATCTCGCCACCGAAGAACGAGTTAAGTGAATTATATGTATCTATACCGGCACCAGCAACACTCTTCGCAACATTGGCAACACCTTGTACGACACTACTGTTGGATACACTTGTTGCAAGTCCACCAAGCTGAGACAATCCCTCGCTCACCATAGAACCTATCATTCCAGCGCCAGTACCGGCTTGATCAATCATCTGACCGGCAACCGAGCTTTCCCCAACAGCACCCCTTGCCGTGTTCGCAACATCAGAAACCGATGACGTAATTCCTTCGCTGAGTTTAGTCAAACCCTCCTTGAGCGTGCCGCCAGCGTTCATAATACCGTTAATCGTCTCATTAACAATCTCTGCACCCCTCATATCCATCGGACGGACATAAGTCATCATGACTAGCCGTTTCAAAGACATGCGACACATATCCTCCTGTTCCGGAAGATACCACTTGAACTTTAGAGGAATAGAGGCTGTTATCTCGCCCTTGGTAAACTTCTTGATAGTCATGCTACCGGTCGTATTGTTGTTCACGCCAGACAGTTCCATTCCATGCTGGGCAAGCGCCTCTACGTTATCCAGTAAGTTGGTCGCATGGAAAGATAATCCTTGTCCAACAATAGGAATTGCACCAAGCAAACCAGACTTGCCACCACTACCAGTCAATAGCGAACTCATACGAGCGAATCCACTCTTGTTAGACGAAGGAGTCGTCCACTGCGCTGTTACCTTAAATGACGGTCCGTTACCAGTGGGAGTATCAAGAATTCCATAGAACGGCTCATACAAGTCGTACTTACCGTTCTCAGCAATCTTTTCAAGCATAGTAGACCGGAAAGCATCAATAGTGCTCTGGAAGCCACCCATATACGCCTGACGCGCTGGGCCATCCATAACCTCTATACGGCATACGTTAGGCTTCGGAAGACGCTTGCTCATGTGCTTCGTAGTATGGCCTACGCGCTGTACATATTTCTCGTATCCAGTAGCCATAGACTAACCCCCGAACAGTGTTCCGTTAATTGCGGAACCGGTTTCCTTGGCGTTCCTAGCGTTGGCCTCTTGAACTTCCTGGCTCAAGTACGCCGCCTTGACCGCATCCGTCATCATATTCTTAGTCGCTTCCATCTTATCGGACTCGCTTACACGATTTCCAGTGTCTGGCATATTATCCGCAACGTTCGCAGTCGGCCTATACAGGGCGGCAGAGTGGCCAAAACCACCAGCAGCACCACTAACCGTCTCATAACCAGCTTCCTTGTAGCCATCGCCTCTATTATACGCAGCGGCCAGCCTACGCGTGCCCTCGTCGCCAATGCCGAGCGCGTTCCTTGTCTTCGCTACGGCAGCAGTACCCAGCGAAATCTCATTCGCGTCACGTCCCTTAATAAATCCGGACCCGGCGCCCTTCACGATATCCTTGAAGCCCTTGCCTTTCACAGCTGCATCAATAGCACCTTGCGCTGCGTTCATGATCTCCGGCACCATCAAGATATCGGCAACAGCGTCAACAGTTCCCGCGATTGTCATGTCGCGAAGTTCCTTCATGCTTGCGCCGGCCTTCGCCGCCTTGTATACGTTGACCGCAGTATCTACGGCACCCGCAATCGCTTGGAGCTGTGGAACCTTTGCACCTACCTTGGCGGCTAGAGGGGCCACCTTCTTGCCTACCTTAATGGCAGTACTCACCGGTCCGGTATTCGCGATAAACTTTCCGGCTGCCTTAGCACCCTTCATAGTCAACTCGCCGGCCTTTTTCACGGCAGAAACGTATTTCTGGCCAATATTCTTGGCCATCCCTAAGAGACCCGAACCAGCTTTCTTGGCAAGGTTGCCGATAGCACTGGCTGCCTTGCCTATCTTTGACTCGGACGCAGCCTTCTTCCAGCTAGAAATAGACTTCGAAATAGACGCACTAATATCTGAAATCTTCGTAGTGAAAGCTTTCTTCAATTCACCCAGCTTCGAAATTCCAGTAGAAATCGCCTCGGACATTGACGTCTTCCACTGTGCAAGTTTCTTGCCTACCGTAGTGTCCTTGAACCAAGCCTTCACATCCTTGCCCAGCTTACTGAATTTCTGGCCAAGTTCCTTACCAATATCTTTCCACGCAGAAGCAAACCGCTTAATATACCCAAATGCAAATCCGCCTATACCGGCACCCAAAGCCGCAACAAGACCAGCCAATATATTACCAAGACTCATACCAGTCGGCGATCCATCAACAGAACCGCTACTGGTCTCTTGCATCTCCATGAACTTGTCGATTGCCTTACTAAGCTTGCCCATCACCGGACGAGCCTCTTGCTTGTAAAGCATGTCCTCTTCCTCTACACGGGCCTTTCGGTCATTTTCTACTGTATTCTTGCTCTCAGGCTCTTCCTTGCTGTCGACATTCATCAACTTGGAAGCAATATTCAAAATAGGACTGTCTTTGGCGTCGGCTCCGTCAGCCGCACTCAAGAACTGCCTAACGGACTTATATACGCTGTTATCAACGGAGCCCATTGCATTATCGGCACCAGCGGTCACCTGATTGACTATCTTGGAATAAGATTCAAGCCAGTCACTTTTCTCACTCTGCTTTTTAGCCGAGTCCTCCATCAAATGCAAAGACTCTCTCATCTGGGCGAATTCATCGGTAATACGCGACATGTTATCGCGTATCATGTCGGTCTTTTCCGTCATTTCGGATTCGAACGCCGTCTTCGGCTGACCAGTAGAACCACCTTGAGCGGCGTGCTGCTGTAGCATTGACGAAGACCGCTCGGCTGCAACCTGTGTTTCGGCTTGCTGCCTAAACAGCTCCTGGAAGCCCTCCGAGATACTACTGGTGACCAGCTTGCTGATATCTGCCACCGATATAGTTGTGTTCTGCTGAGCCATAAACCACTATACACTAATACAATGCATAGTTTATCGGTTTGACGGCACAGAAAAAGCCGGTTAAACCGGCTTATACCATTCTTGGCATCATATCCAGCTCAGTAGAAGTACCGTCATCCTCGGTAGAGTTCATCGCGTTGAATTTTTCAATAGAATAATCAACTAGTTGCTTGAACTCGGAGAAGAACATCTGGTCACAGTCATTGAACGTATTGCTCGTCATGTCCGAGACCAGACACTTGCACTGGATTAAGTCCTTATAATCATAGACTGGAAAGATAGAAGTCGAGACGAAAGGGATAGGGAATGGTAACCTCCTTGTGACAGAACGGACAAACAACCTTTGCCGTAATATCAGTCACCAATGAGGCATCGTTCACCTCGGTCAAGAACCGCTTCGCGCTCTTGTAGCTCAATCCGCCAATATAGTTCAGCTTGTCGACAATGCCCTCCATCCCCTCAATCTCGACCACTACAGCCGTAGACAGGATGAACTGCATCATCATGGACATATCTTCTCCGGTATCCTTTTTGTACTGGGTCACAGCCTCGTTGATCATACGAGCATGATACCTACGGCGCAGATACACGTCGCACTGGCGCTGGTCTTCCAACTCGAACGAGTAGCACCCATTCACATGCTTCGCAAGGATACTGTGAAGGTCGCCGTGTATCTTGAAATCAAGGTTGTTGAAACGAATATCCAAGCCAGCATAGTCTTCAGCCTTGGTAGCAGACTTTCCACATGACGGACATGTATACGGCTCCCACTTGTCTGAAGGAGGAACATACGGCAGAGGGTCGTCAATGGTAGACGCACGTAGCCAGTGCATAAGGAACGCCTCGTCACACTGGAGAAGGTTTTCAGCATTAAATCCGTCGTTCCATCCGCCACGGAAGCGCCTATCAAACAACGTATTAATTGTGTCGTTCGTATTCTCGCCGTCCATGTTGTTCATCATAAGAATATCCATGAACGTCAAAGACTGACCGAAAATGGTAGACTCATACAGAAGTCCTTCGGACGGCAAACCGCGCACGTCAGTAAAGTTAGTCACCTCGGTACGAGGAAACTGCGACGACTGCAGTGCCGGCTGTCTAGGTTGTTGCTGGACAACGACTTGCTGTTTCTGCGCCGGAGGTTGAGAAGGCGGAACATACTGCGCTTCCTGGACTACGGTTGGCTGAACCATCTGCACTTGGTCTAGTTCAGTCATAGTCTCCGGTTCAGTCTCAATCTCTTCCGGTTCAGGTTCCGGCTCCGGCTGTGCATACATCGCTTGTTTCATCAAGGCATCATAGCCCATCGTGGCCATTGCGGCATCAGTCAATGCATTGGCCGGCTGCTGTACTGGCTGCGGAACCGCCGGAGGTACTGGCTGTTGAACCAATGGCTGAACGGCCGGCATTTCTTGCGCAGGCTTCTTCACTGCACCGGGAAGAGTCTGCTTCACCATTCCACGTTTCTTGGTAATAGCCCTAGCAGCATCATGTATTGCCGAATTGTTTTCCCTCATAACCTCGGCTGGGTCGCGATCAAGCGCGAGACCGTGGTTTACTGCCATCTGTTTTTTAGCGCCCTCGATAAACGCCATTGTCTGAGCATCGTATACCGGCGCCTCACTGGGCTGCTGGGGTTTCTGGACAAACTGCTTCTTCGCCATCAGGTACCTCTACTTGTTCTGGGGGAAGATTGTCCTCGGCAATACGATAGACATATCTCGGCCCCTTATAGTTCTTTTCGTTAGCCAGTACGATTTCTACTTCCTCGCCACCGGCAGTTTTTGATAGTTCCTCGGCCTTCTTCTCGGCCACTTCACGGTCGCCGTAACTGGGACGCATAAAAAAGGGGCTAGCCACCTCCAAATTGTGGTAGTTAGCACCCTTCTGCAAGCTCATTACGTCGTACTTTACGACCCAGAAGCTCATTTTCCGGTTTCCTTCTTGACAGATTCCTTCAAACGAGCCGCATAGGCGTCAGACAAACTACGACCAAGCATCGCATGGAAGAAACCGCCGATAATACGTTCAGACGAGATAGTCTTCTCCGTCAACAGCTTACGCTGTTTCTTGTAAGCCTCGTCCCAGTTGACACAGATGCGCCATTTCTCAATCAGAGCCTTAATTTCTTCCGGTGTAGACTTTGAACCGAATACCAGTCCAGACGCCACACAGATATGGTCGTTGGCGGTAAACCCGGCGTCCTTCACGCCGGCAATCGTAACAGCACCTTCGGCAACCGCGAGAATGTTGTCCGTGTCAGCATTGGACAGTTCGTACGGGTCGTTCTCGATATCGTCCGGAACGCATGTGATGACAAAGTCAAATCCCACGTCACGTTCAATGGCCATCGTCTGGGCAAAGTTGTTGTAGTCAACAACCGGGCTAGCCCAGTGCTGGATAGTGTGATTTCCGGTTCGGAACCGTCCGGCGTCTGGCGCATCTTTGCATACAGCGTCTTGCTGAGTTCGCCAACGGAGCACACAGTAATCTTGTAGTCCGTAGTCACCTTATCCAGCAACATGAACTTCTGCACATTGGACGGAATGGTAGTTCCCTTGATGAGGATCTTCGGACGACGGATAGACGTAGCGTAGTGAGATGCACGGTCATTGATACGGTGAATCGGGTACATGAGATCGTTCACGAACGTATTGATTACAACCACGTCCTTATCAGGCGGAACCAGTCCGACAGACTTCATAGTCGCCATCATGTCGGCAGTAGGTACCACTACCTCGTCGGCGATAATCATCGCATCTTCCACCATACGGGCGGTAAACATATTCACTTGGCGACCCGCCGGTGCGTGCCACACGAACTCGTCCAGAGCATAGATGACACGAAGGCTCAAGTTACGCAGAGTACGGCGCTGATTGAACAGCTTCTCAGCGTCCTCGTCGGAGATACCTTCAGGCATCGCCAGCTTACCGCAGATGACGTCCTCATAATCAGCGATACGGTCGCTGACTACATGAAGGAACTTCGGGTTGGTCACGTTGTCGATCCACAGTACGTTGTACTTCGACAAATCCGGTTCCTCGCGGAGGAAGCCTGCGCTAGTCATGGTGGTCAGCGTAACCTCGGCCATCGTGCGGTACACGTTCTTGAAATACTCCAGCGCAGTGTGCCCACGAAGTGGCGACAGCCTGGACGTACCGTCCGAAACGAGCAAGATATGGAATTCGAGCTTCTTGCTTAGAATGTCCTTGATACGTTCGTCAATCTGTTTCTGGAAATCCATGTGAAATCCCTTAGTAAAGTTCACTTTTACTTTAAATTAGTTCTTTATTTGATTTTGGAGTCATACTCCTTGATATACTCAATGGCGACATCCTTAGCATCCTCACCGGACGACAGTTCCGGCAGTATCTCCGGATGGCGTTCGAGATACATACGAGCCATGCCGATAGAGTCCGTAGTCATTATCTGACGCGCCTCCTCCTCGGTCTTCGGGGCGTCTACGTCATCCTCGTCTACCGGGTCTTCGCCACAAGGAACCGTATCTATGTATATCGGATGCTTATCAACCACGCGACCCTTGAGTTCAGCCGCCTCGTCATAAGTACGGTTCTTGTCCGCATAGTACCGTACTATACAGTTATCAAGCATCTCAACCTCATCAATAGCGTCGTCACGAACGTCAACGAACCGGGGAGATACCATATTCTCAATGAACTCCAATTCACCGGTATCGTCATCATATACGTGGTAACCAGCCGGTACGCCCACGTGACCGAACGACATCTGGTACGGGGTGCCAACATAGCACACTAGGCTGTTGCCGTCGGAGTATTCGGAACGGCAATGGTAATGTCCGCTGATAGTCAACTTAGCGGCGTTGAGGAAACGCTTAGGATCAAAACCGGCGGTAGATACCGTCTTGGCCTCCATCTGGACGCCAATCATGTCAAAATGGCCAACGATGACGGTATCGTCAATATTTCCACGAGACGCCTTCACGAGCCACTTGTTTACTTTGTCAACCTTATCCGCCGGAACCCACGGCACGAAAAACCACTTCTTGGAACCTATATGCTCCATAACCACCGTGTCAATATACAGATGAACGTTGGGCAACTTATCCAACACACGAATCTGACAGACGTCCGAACTGTTGTCGTACAGCAAGTCATGGTTACCGGCAATCACGTAGCAGTTGAACGATGCCATCCGCTCGGAAAACAGACGGTATGCATAATCCAGCACCTCACTGGCAACAAACCGGCGGTTATCAAACACATCACCGACGAATACCACGTCCGTTATTCCGCGTTCCTCAAAATCGGCCAGCATTGCATCTATCAAGGCATGCTGTCCCTTCACAATAGCGTTCGTTATCGGCGCCTTCGTGGTAGTCATACCCAAGTGAAGGTCACCTACAATACCAATCTTCATTATGACTCCGCCTTGTTTTCTATCTGCTTCGTCTCTACGCCGATACGGGCCTTCTCGCGGTCTTCCACCTCTTGCTTAACCTGGTCGAGAATATTGGACTCGTTCTGCTTCGTCCACGACGCGATAATACGGTTGGCCTGCTCCGGACTGAAGTCAAACTCCTGCTCGGCGGCATCAATCTCTCCAGACTGAACCTTCTTCTCGATGTACTTGTCATTCTCCTCTCGGAACTCCTTCGTCATCTTGTTGAGGTCATTCAGCGACTTAGTGACGGACGAGATCATATTGGCCATAGAAGCCCACATCTTGTCGTCCGGGTCAATCTGGGACTTGACCTGGTCATACATGTACGTGAGCATATTCTTGCCCATGTCGTACAGCTCGTGCGCCTCCTTGCGAATACGTGCGCGGTCCTTCTTCAGAACCTCGTCGTCGATTTCCTCGGCGTCGATATTGTCAATGCTGTTTTCCTTGAACTCCAGCATGCTCGCCTGCACTGACAAAGCCTTGGTCTTGGAAATCAAGTCCTTGGACGCCGCAATGGCCTCCTTCGTGGAACCCACAGGAAGATTGAGCGTCTGCTCAAACTCGGCATACACGTTATCCTCGGCCTCCTTGCTGGCCTCGTCCAAATTGAAAAACTGATCCGGATTAACTTCACTCATAGCAACTGACCTATTTCCTTACCGTAGGACGCCACGTCCACCAAAGCCTTCGCATTCCTCGGATAATACCGGATGGCTTCCTGGCACTGCGTGAGAAACTCGATATAGAGCCTCTGCTTCTCCATGTTGTGCTTGATTTTAGACAGTTCCTCGTCGCCCTCCACCATAATCTTGACGCCTTCCGAAGTAGGAGACCAGGCATATCTGGTATTCATCGTGGCCTCGTAGACCTCACGCTTCTTGCGACGGTACTCGTCCTCGTACTTCTCCATCTTGAGCTTTTCCTGGAAAATCAGCCCACAAATCTCGGCAGCGGCCTCGCCCATGTTATAGGTGGCATTGTTCAAAATCTTGTCAAGACTAATTTTTCCCTCGTCGTCAGTACTGTCCAGATAAAACATCATGAAGTCACGGAGCTTCTTGATCTGCTCGTTAGTGACATTCGCACGTAATTCGCTAGTTTTGAGCATAATACTCCATTTTATTCCATCGGGGAAAAAATAGTTTAGAACAATTTGAATTGCAAATCACAAAAAAACGGCCCCTTTCGGAGCCGTTTTTCACATTTTTTCCAGTCCAAGACTAGATGACCTTGTAGGTCGGCGGGATGTACAAGTTGAACCTGTCGTAACGGAAAGTCACGTCGAACGTGCCGAGCTTGGCATCCGTATAGTCGAGGCTGAACGTGGAGGCATCCACCTTCTTCGGCCATGCGTTGACAAGCAACACGGAAAGCGTAACGTTACCGTACATCCAGTCGTACAGTTCCAGACGGATGGACGCGTTCCTCAACAAACCGGCATACGGGTTGTTGTGGTTCTCTTGCTGGCCGAGGCCGAGGTAGATCTTGTTGTTACCTTCCTGGGCAATACGGTCAGATTCGTGGATAGCGTCGTTGGTACCGGTATTGGAGAGAATACCCTGGTTGAAGCAAGTCTGGTTCCAGGCGGCCATCATCTCGAGGGCACGCATGTCTTCCAAGAGCAAGCACTTGACGGTAATCGTGCCGGCCAGGCCTTCTTGCTGAACGGGGAAATACTTATCGAATCCCATGTACTTGACGGAAGCGTCCTTAGTACTGATGGCCGGAACCTTAGCGCCACTCTGGACATGAAGGGCGAACTCGTCGGCACCGCCTTCCTTGCCAAAATGGACACCGTTGGTGCAGTTCACACCGACCAGGCGGAAGATATCCGACGGGACGATGAGACGCCAACGGGTACTACGTTGAGGGTCAACGAGGTGGTCAATCGCACTGGCGTAGAACACCTTCTTCTTCTGTTCTTCACTGAGAGCCATAATTACACACCTCCTTTATTACTCCGACACGATGGTCGTGGTGATGTTCTTACCGTTCTTCGTAGACTCAACGGAGGTACGGAGGATAATCCAACGAGTGGACTTCGGCGGCAGAAGCTTCAAGTCTACAATCAAGAAGTTCTGGTCGATGAGTTCTTGCGTATTGTTGGTATCGTCACAGATGACCTTACCGTTGATAAGTCCAGGAGGATTCTGACGGATGATAAGGTTCAGCTTATCCTGGAGGTCCGAAGTAATCTGGGCACGGAGAATAGTCGTGTTGAGCTTGAATACCTTGTGGTCAAGGTACTTGTAGAACATCTTGTGAATGCCGGCCACAAGCATGGTGACGTGCATCTGGTTGAACGCTGTATCTTCCATCTGGAGAGTCCAGTCGCCCCAAATACGGATGCCATCCTTGTTGACGCGGGTCGCATTGACATGGATGTCGCTGAGCTTGGCGTGGTCACAGTTCTTGTCCTCGGAGCTGTAGGTACGCGTGAAGCGTTCCTTTGTACCCCAAGCAGCCGGAACGTAAGCCTCGTCGCCAGCAGCCGGAATCCAGAAGATACCGGACTGGCGGTTGGCCGTGATGATAGCGGCAAGCTGGACAGACTTCATAACGTCAGCTTGACTCTGCGTGTAGAGTGAATCCTGGAACACGCCACGACCGTCATAGAGGAAGCCCCAGCGACCGAGCGACAGATGGCCGGCGCTAATCATCTTCTTGACAGCCTTATCAATTTCAGGTTCATACACACCGTCAAAGAGACAGAAGCAATCCTTGCGGTTTTCGCACACGTTAATCATCGCCTGCATGACCTGGGTATTCAGCGTCTCGTTCTTCTTAGTGAACGGAGAGTTGATGGCCATACCGGCAGCGACGAGCATGTCGACATCGGAACCGTCCTTGTTCACGAACAGGCTCCAGACCGTAGAAAGCGTACTACCGCTATTGTTGTTCTGCGGGTCATAAGTCCACACAGCGTCATTGACGATAGCCGGGTCGCTCTCGTTGTAGGCAATCGCAGTATAGCTGCCGTTGAGCATACCGTTCTGGATAGTCTGCGAGAGGTCATAAGAGTTGTTCTCAAGGAAGTAGTCAAGCACGCCGGAGTCGTTCAGTACGAATTCCAGGCCGCTATTGTCGAGCTCATACTCGGCGGCTTCCTTGATGCCAAGCTGTCGACCGTTAAGGTTGTAGTCAACGATAGTACCCTCGAACTCGTAGAGCCTTCCGTTGAAACGGTAACGAATTGCCATGAACATACGTGCAATCTCGATACCCTCGTCAGTCAGCGTAAACGCTTGCTCCGGATTTCCGTCGAAGTTGACGTCAATGTAGCTGGCCGTAGCGAGACCGAGCGCCAAGAAGCTGGCACCTATATCGGAATCGGCCAGAACGGTCGGGGACTTGTCCACCATCCAGCTGAACGTAGACCCTTCATCGTTAAGGAACTCTATGCCGGTATGAATCGCATACTTCTCTTCCTTGTCACCAAACGTCGGATAACGCTGGTCGAGCTTGCTAACGTACATGCTATAGCTAGACATCAAGTACAAGTCAGCGAAGTCGTTGACCACGTTATACGTGTACGAGGCATTATCATACGTATTCGCTTCAACCGTTCCTGGCTTAGTCTCTTCATACAAGATACCGTCTTGAACATTCGCGACACGGAAAGTATCGGTAGCACTACCTTTCTTCAACTGGATTTCTTTACCAACACCAGCGTTAGCCACAAACGTTGCGTTGTCAATATACCGGGTATATATCGGGCTCTCATACTTGTAAGTAGCGCTATCAAATTGTTCTTCGGTTGTATCCTCAGCAAACGGAGTAGTCAGAGTACCGATTAGATAATCACCGGATACCTCAGTAACAGTAAATGTATTCGTCGTGCTATCACCAGTCAGAGTAATATCAGTATCAACAGCAGCGTGGTCGAAACCATTCTTGGATATCGTATACTGTTCATCAGTCTTCGTCACAATCACGTTACTTATCGGATCCGATGTTTTCGTTTCCGTACCGGACTGCACCTTGACCTCAATATTGGTACCAGACTGAGTTTCTTCCGTTAGATACGTGCTCTGAGCCACATATGCAGTTGCATTCGTGGTGCTTACATTCAACAACTGATACGAGAACTTTTCGGTACCAGCCTCGATTGACACCTCGTTATTGACCGTAATCAATCCGGCCATCGGATTGATTGCAGTAATGGTGTAAAGCTTCTTGTCAAAGGCAACCTTCTTCGCATCATCAATGCTATCGAACTCATTGTCATTACGCACGATAGCGACCAAGTCACCAATAGAGTAGTCATACGAAGCACTCGGGTCAACCTTGATGACAGCGCCATCGATATGCACATTGCCAACCTTATCCGCAGCACCTTCTTCCTCTTCGGTATATGTCAAAATATCGTTCGTAAACGCGATGCGGCTATATTTCTTGGCAGACTGCAATGCATCGGCAACACAGCCGGCAATATACGCCCAATTATTATTCTTGGACTCAGTAATACCAGAAACGGATACCGAGTATGCGTCGTAATCCTTGGACATGGTATCGAACGTGATGACAGCGGATTCCGCAGTGAACTCATCGGCGATTGAACCGATCACGGTGATATCATTACCAGTTGTTGGCTTTTCAAGCATCTTGACAGTGAACAGAGTAGACTCGTCACCAGCAGTCAGCTTCAGCACATCTCCAGGGAGAACATACACATCGGCATCCTTCAACGTGAAGCTCACGTTTCCGTCTTCACCGGTAGTCAAGTCAATAGCCGTAGTACCAAACGGCGACTTTCCATTGGCCAGACGCACATAGAACTCAGAACCGGTCTTGTCACGGAACGTAATCAGCGTACCGTCTTTGACAATCTCGCTCGGCTTAGTATCGTCAACACCGAACTTAATCGAAGCAAAGTTCTTCACTGTGTTACCGGCAACAGCCGTCTTGATGTTCATGTAGTCGAAGCCGTCGGCAATAGCATTGTCAGCATCGTTGAAGATTATGACGTTCGGACTATTCGTGCCATAAGAAATATCCACGGCGATAATCACGTCCTTGCCGTCAATATCGACCACGGTCGCCTTAACGGCCTGCGTAGACGTGCCCTTCTTGCCATACTGGTTCAGCTTAGCGCTGGTGTTCGGAAGGAACACTGTATCGCCGATAACGAAAACCGGCTTAGACGACAGCATGCACTTAATCGTCTCGGTTTTTCCATCCTCCGAAACAACCGGCTTATCAGCCGTCACGACCTCGTACCTATCGTACGCACGATTGGCGTAACTCGGGTCACGGTTCATGATAGCGAACATAACCATATCAGTGCTAGGAAGTTCAGTATCATACTTACGAGATGCAGCACTGTCGTTGAAGTTCTCGCTGGCATCGACATTGAAATCGACGTTCTTTCCAGTGGCAACAGTCTCGGCAATATTGTTGATCTTACGAGTCACACCAAACTCGGCTGCGCCGTCAGTCTTATAACGGGTAGCAGCAAAGTGCTTCACGTTGAAGGACGTACGCGGATATTCGGCGTCATCGCCCTCGCAGTACAGAGCAGCGTTCTTGTCGTAGGCCACGACGAATGCATCGGTTTTCAGGTCGCGCTTGTATGCGTCGGTACGGCTGATTTCCTCGCCGTACGGACGGACGAACTCGACCTCGCCACCGGTCGTGAGAACGGCGTTAGCGGCATACATACCCTGGTTGTACTTGTAGCTCTGGTAGCCGAAGCCGAGCTTGGTACCGAGCTCACCAGTATTGGCCACCGGGATGATCTTGTTCAGCTCACCCTTAGAAGCATAGCCAACGATACCGGCGACAGTATTCGGATTTTGCACCACCGTATAGGCGGAGTTGTCCTTCAGCTGGATTCGCACGCCAGGAGCATAACCCATCTTTGTTGCCATAGATTACCTCTTATATAGGCTTGTTTTGATTTCAGTTTATGGCATGGTCACGTTTTTTTCTCACTTGCCGACAGATATAAACTGAAAACAGCGAATCGAGGCTAAAAATGGCGCATATTTCTGGAATTCTCAACTACAAGCTCAACGAGCTGAAGACAAAGCGACCGGAAGACCGGGCACTCATAGAGGCACTGCAGTCTGAAATCACCAAGAAAGTCCAGATTATCTCGCCGGACACTAGAAAGTCTCTCCTTCAGTTCCCCATACAGTTCACCCAGTGCATCCGCACCTCCAGCCGTGACTGGACGACCCAGCTGCACAAGTGGGCCGACTACCAGCTACACGACTTGCTCATGCTAGACCCGATATACCTGACCACGGGAGACTCGGACAACGAGTGCGTACTGAAACGCCTAGTCAAGGCGGCCCTCGGCCTCACCATGACGCAGACGGTCAACTATGAACTTATTGAGG